TTTTAATTCTGATCGTGTTAGCCACTAGAAGTTACCTCCGTTTGTGAGTGTGTCTGTGGTCCAAGTATTATTGGCCTTGAGACTTGAAGAACTACCGTCATAATAGACGATAGATTTGTCAACAGCATTATCCGTGTCCACCGAGTCAGCAGCACTTGCTCCCTGTGGACCCTGAGTCGCAACCGTTATGACTGAACTATTGCTTTCATCAACAGTTACAGTGTTTTTATTGGTTGTGATATTTACTGTGGTCATGCAGTGTATCCTTCATCCATATAAATAGTACCTTCTATCCAGTACTCTTTCAGCCCTGAACCGTTAGTTAACAACACATCATATTTATATTCGTCAGCAGTAAACGTAGTTGTTTGAGTATCAGTCACGCTCCAAGTGAAAGTCCCACCAGTGGTACTCGTCACAGAAACAGTTGCGTCTGCTGCTTTTGTAGTACGAGAAGAGTCCCATACTTGTGAAGCTAAAGTGTAGCCAGTCAAGTTAACAGCACTACCACCTGAGTCTTTTAATGTGACAGAGACACTATGATCCGATCTTCGTTGGATCGTCATGTCATACGTTCCAGGTGCAATTGCCATGATTAGCTATATGGACTTGTCCCTAGAATAGCTGTATTCCATTGAGCTTTTAAAGCGTCTGTATCAGAAGCAGAAGTAATTGCTGAATCTGCTGGAGCATCTCTTAATGCTTGCTTCTTCGCAACAATATCTGTAGTACTCGCACTTGTTTCTTGTGCTTTTTGAAATTCAATATCTAAGTCTGCAAGCTTTGGAGTTCTTGCTACCCTGATATTTGCTTTGTGAATTTCTCTGGCTTTCGCCATATCTGTTCCGAATCCCATGATTTTTAAGGAGTGTAAGTCCAAGCTGATCTGAAACTTCTATCAGTAGGGACTTCAGAAGCATCAACAATCCAAGAGGTTTTACCACTAGGTACGTCTTTAGCTTGTATTTGTTCAACTGTTAAACCACAGTTATCAGAAGGTGCGATGATGGAAACACCTCCTTCATCGTTGTTATAAATAATTCGTTTATCAGAATTAACCATAATTTTTTAGTTATTTAACGGAAGACAGAAAAACAGATGAAATTAGAATCTTTAAAATTATAGCCATCCCATCTCCATCTTAGTACTTTTATACGAATAGACCCTACGGCAAAAGAACCCTTATAGGGACTAACACCACAATAAGAATCATTATTGTTACCTTCCCAGTTTTCAGCAGTAGCTACGAAAGAATAATCATTATCTACAAAATCAGTTGTAAAATTAATAGTATAATCTCCAGTATCATTATCTGTTATAGAACTACAATTATAAGAATCTCTTAAACCAGGCGTTCCAGCTCCAGACATATTTCCCCATGCTTTTGCTCTTCCATTTGCTATTTCCCCAGGAGTAGACGAATTACTACCACTAGCATCTTGAATTGTGTTGACTTTTAATGTACTCATGATTTTGGATTGTCTGACTTAACTTTAGCAATAGCATCAAACCAAGTCGTTGTACCATTCTTTTTATCCCAATACTGCATGTCTAATTGATCTTGAAGACTAGGAAAGTTTTCTCTTCTTTTAGATTTATAAGAATTGTGTTCTAAATCCCAAGCATCTTGTAATGCTTTTAGTCCGTTTGTGCAGTCAGCTTCACTAGGCTTAGAACCATCATCATGAACAATTAGATTTGCATAAACTTTGTTTTTAGAGTCGGACCACCCGAACCATTGCCCTGTTCTAACAGTGCAGAGATAGTCTTCGATGTGATCTGCTCGTCCTGTAGAAAAATCCATTTAAGTATCTCCTAAACGTATAAAAGTCATGTATGTTTGGTTTTCTGAATCTCTTCCAATTGTATTAGTATTTCCATTGTCATTAAGAATCCTAAAATAAACTTTATGAGTACTGGTATTTTGTACATCAAAAACTGCATGACTAACTACCTGACCATGTGCATTATTACTAAAATCTTTTATATTTGAAGCGTTTTCGGTCAGTGCCGAAAAACTGCTTCCATCAGTAGAACGATAAATCATAACTCTAACTTCTCTATCATTTCCATTCACATAGGCATCTCTGACAATTTGAACCCACCAAATACCAGTAGAAGGAAAGGTCCAATGGCCTGAGCTGACGGACATTCCATCTCCTATTTTTGTAAAATTATTGTCGTTTCTTTCCAAATTATTCGCTAATGGTTCGACAGCCCCTTGGAAATTAGTAGTCAACCTCCATTGATCCATATCTGTTATTCCGATAATCCCATGCTTGCTAACTATTAATTGCTTAGCTCCATTGCTTTCGGTTGTAGCTGGAGCCTTGATCTCAACGGTTCCGCCACCACTATCGGCAGTTAATTTAATTGAACTCATGGCTTCGGATACTTATCCTTAGTTGTTTTGATTGTAGCCTTCCAGTTGTCGATGTCATGGTAGATCATGTCTAACTGATCAGCTATTGAAGGATATTCTACTTCTCTTTTCCCTTTGTATTCAATTTTTGCCATCTCAGCAACAATCTCAGACTCAGTTGGTTTTGTCGTACCAGAATCTAACCAAGTTAGTTCATCCCCTTGCATGACCCATTCAGAGCCAGGTCTCAAAGAAACAATCGCATCTCCTCTTAAACTCATGACGCTAACTCCATAAGATGTATATACGCAAACTGATGTCCATCATTAACAGGAAATTCAACATTCGCACCGCTTCCACTTGGTCTTACTAGATAAACTTTATAATTAACCTGATCAGTTGTACCTGGATCATCTACAAATTGAATCGAAACGGCTGTATGTATCCGAGCACCAGTACTTCTTGCACTCATAAAACCATATGTGCCGTTCCCTAAGTTGTTATAAGTTCCTCCGTTAATGCTTCTAAATACAGAAAGAGAAAGTTCATTACCTGAATCATTGGTATTACAGTCTCCAGTAACTTGAACAATGACTCTATTAGAACTTGTAGTGGGCGTAATATTGGCGTTTAAATTTGTTGCAGTCCATGTCGTAGAAGACATCTCGGTTCTGTTATTAGTCTTCGCTGATTGCACTTGAAGAATATGACCAACAGAACTTAAACCGTTATTGTCAATAAATGCCCGTTGTGTTCCACCAGTTGAAAATTTAATTGCATCAGAAGTGTACAGAATGCCTGAATTAGCATCAGACCCCCGAACGGAGGGAGATGCAGCCGATCCATCAACCGATGATATTCCTGATGATCCGTCAATAGTAACTGTCATGTTTAGAGTTTAGCGAATAACAAACAATTAAACAATTGTCCAAGAAGACGTTGAAGGTATTGTAACTGTAATTCCTGAGTTAATAGTGATCTCTCCAAAACTACCCGCATTCCTATTAGCACTTATTGAATAGGCATGAGTCACTGTCTGTTGGTTTTCCCAGAAAACAGCGTTCTCTCCATTATCTCCACCTGTAGCACCTTGCCCTGAACCAACATCAGACCAAGCTCCATTTTTAAATGCTTCTACTTCGTGATCAGTGCTGTTGTACCTCAGATCACCATTTGTAGGTGAACCAGGTCTTTGTGCTGTTGTACCTGCTGGTAACTGGATCGAACCAGTTGAATTAAATATAACTTCACCTGTAAATGTAGCTCCAGCTAATAACGCAAGTCCTAAATTTGCTGCATTATTTGGACCGATTTCTATCCAACCATTATTACTTCCGTTCCTCATCTTTAAGAGGTTATTACTTGTATCCGACCAAAGCATATAAGCCACGGTAGAAGACGGTGCTGACGATCCAGAGTTCAGCGATTGAATTGCACCAAGAGCATCATTTATGTCACTACGGACTGAACTTCCTGAGCCATTGGCTATCGAGTAATCGTGCTGTGACATTTCCTACCTCCAGTTCTTCATTAGTTTAAGCACCTCTGCCATAGCCTACCGCAGTCCAAGAGAAATTCTTGTTAATTGCTGACCCTCCTGAGTTTTTCAGAGTCACAGTGAACTGGGTTCCTGTAACTGTTCCCATGTCTATAAAGTCACCGCTAGAGAGTCCATGAACGATAACAGAAACACTTGGTAGAAATGCTGTTGTACTTCCACCTAAAGCAGAAGTTCCCGTCCAAAAAGGCTTAGTAAATGTAATTGTCTTGGCACTTGTTCCACTGGCAACAACACCTGTGCTGCTCTCTGTTCTTTGATCTAATCTTGCTTCATAACCTAATTGATCAATCAAAATGTTTTCTGTTGTATCTCCGCTTGTTAGATCAGTTTTAAACTGAAACCCTCTACCGCTAAATGTTCCATTCTTAAGTGAAACCCAACTGCCCCATGTCGGAGAACTGCTTGGATTATCAGTCGTAGTACGAACAGAAAGGGAAGCATTGACATCGTCAATAACAGCTCCATCCCAATCTCCTCTTGCATCAATATCAGGCCAAACATCTATTAAATCACTTGGTCTTACTCCTCTAGTTACGAAATATCTTTGAAGATCAAGAGCAAATGTTCCACCTAGATCCAAAGTATCAGCAAATTGATAGGAACCTGTAGCGTTTATACTTCCACCACTTGAAGTCAACTGAAGAGCATCAAGTGTTGCATCATATTCTGTATTTGTTTTGCTACCTGTAAACGGTGTTGGACTAATTGAATCTTCTCTTTGATTTTTAACTACTAGAGTTTCTGCCTTTTGTGCTGAGGTTTGAATAACAATACTTGTAGCGTTTGCACTGAAATTTCCTAAATCATCAGCAAACTTAATCAGAGTTTCTCCAGTCAATTTTGGAATAATAACTTCTGTAGATGCTCCTGCAATTGCATCAATTAAATCGACTGAGTTATTCCAAGTTCCCGTTCCATCAGTCAAGCTTGAATGCCTGATGTGAACCTTGCCTCCTACTTTTACATCAAGAGAAGTTGTTTGAGTCCATTTTAATCTTCCTGAGTTTGAACTTACATCTTCAAAAGTGAGGTTAGTAACGTCTTCTGGAACTGCTGTTTTACCTAATAAAGTAAAAGTATTCGTTGCTAAAGGGCTAGAAAAACCTAAATAATTTGTTGCTTGAATTTCTGTATTTAATGTTCCGACTCTTAAGTTCTCTATCCTCAAAGAAGAAGAAGTTGTTGTTGTAGAAATCCAATTATCATTATTTAATTGATAATTAACTTTATAAAGTGTTGTTGCATCAGAAGAAGACCAATCCAATTCAAATGCTGTCTTTACATTTTGTCCGTCTTGATATAAATGTTCGACACCAGAGACGTTTGTAACAGCAGAAGGAGATGCACTTAAATTGGTAATATCAGGAACGGAGAGTTGTTGATCACGATCCACAGCATCATAAATACTGCTGTTATAAATAAGTGCCGTAACTGAGTAACCATCTTTACTAGACTCTTTTACATGTAAGACTCTAAATTGTTGATATTTAATATCATCTGTTTCTATCATCCAAACACCTTGAACTTGAGGCGTTTCTGATAATGCACTTGCAAGAGTTATTTGTTTTCCACTAATAGATTGGACATCTTTCTTTTCTATTAATCCCGAAGGTAAAAGGATAGAACAAACAGGATTATTTGCTTGATCTATTGAACTGAAATCTGCATCACTATCAACAGTAAAGATAGTTGTAGATGTAACAGAAGAGATCCTTCCTCCTCGTCTTTCTCCACTTTTTACAGGATCAGCAATGTCAATTACCATCCCAGGACTTAAAACAATTCCACTATCGAATGAGACACCAAAACTAACGGTTTCAGTTAAATTCTGCTCGCTTAGTAATAACCACTCACCGAATCTGTGGGCCTGTCCTTGTGAATAACATCCAACAGCTTTCGTTGTCTTATTGATAATTCCGTACCTACTAATACCATCAGCATCTTCTACATATTCATGTTGAACTTCTCCTAATAAATCATAATCTTGCCATGCAACTGTAGCTGTTGTATGTCTAGCCTTTTGCGAAGAACCGCTATATGTAAAAAGTCCCCCAATTACATTAGAAGGATTTAAGACATACTGACTATCTGCTGGACCATCTTGATTAATAATTAACGCTCCAGCTCCGTAATAACTAATTCCTCTAAAAGCAGAAGAAAGTTCATTAATAGCGTTAAAGACTTCATCCCTTGAGTGCATATACAAATTTAAAGAAAAGCGTGGTTCGTTTCCACCCTTTCCATCTGGTACAAGCTCATTACAATATTGCGAGATTTTATAAAAATCCCACTTATCTAAAGAAGACGCTGGAATGGATGCCCCGTAACGGGTGCTTGTCATAAGATCCCATAACGCCCAAGCAGGGTCAGCACACCAAGTAGCGGAAGAAAAAGACCCGTTCCAAATTCCTGAGTAAGTAACCCGTCCTGTATCTGAATCAACTGAAGCGTTAGAAGGGATAGCTATCTTTAATCCTTTAACGTGATAACGTCTCTTAGGTATTCCACTAAAATTCCTAGAATCAAACCTCAGATAACATAAAGCAGAATTTGGGTATCTATATTTATCATCAATTATTTCTGTATAACTTGCCCAATAAGTCTCGTTTTGATTTTTATTGCTACTATTATCGTCTGTGATTCTTGAAACCTTAATATCAACAGGAAAAGCACCTGTTAAATTAACTATATAATCTCGTTGATATGCACTACTACTTTTACCCTTAAATTTACAACCATGAGCTACATTGTAACCCCCTCCATTGTATTGAACATCTATTTGTAACTTAACCTCGTTGCCGTTAACATCCCCATCATCACTAACTGATTGCAGCGAAGGAATACTAAACGTAACCCTTACTCTGTCTACCTTTGTATCTGTTATTTGTCTTATACGAGGTGCTGACTTTTCTACTTTAACATTGACAGGAATTTCGCTCTGACTACCTATAGAACTGCTTATGTAACTTTGGCTTTGTGTCCCCTCTCTTCTAACAACAGAATAACCTGAAAAGTTATCAGATCCGCTACTACTTTTAATAGGTGTCCCGTCTAAATAGATACCTTTCTCTTGATTAATAATCCCTTCAATTGGTCCTTCAGAAATTAAATCAACAATCTCTACTTGCTGAAAACTTTGGAGCGTATCGTCTGCTTCTGTAGCCATGTTAACTACCCCCTGAACAAGTAAAACCTATACTAATCATCATGCATCAAAAGTATCTACACCTGAGCTTAGAACAGCACTTCCAACAAAGCATTTACCATAAACAATTGGTATTGCTCCTCCTTGTGTGGTTGTTTGTTCTATGCCACTAAAAGAGAAACTCTGTAATTTCTTTGCTTCTGGTGGAGCTTTGGGTGGAGGAGAAATTATATCGGCTATTCCACCTATAATAAGCCCTGCACCTATAACTGCTGCACCTAAAGCTATAGAATTAGCCGCAGTTATTCCAGCAGTTATTCCAGCAACGCTCATACCCCAACCACCAGTAGCGGCTAAACCGATACCAGGTGCAAATACTGCTATTCCTACGATTGCAGCTCCTATAAGAATGTTTCTTATCGCTTTATTTTTAAACGGGTTAAGTTGAATCGCACCCATAACAACAGGAGTTATATGAAAAACTTCCTTTTCACTCCAAGGGTATATAAGGTTTTCAATGTTCTCCTCTCCCACTTCAGTATTTCCCAATAAAACCTTATAGCCAATTCCATCATCACTACTGTCAACAAACCATTTATCAAGACCAGGAAAATTTGCACATAAAGCCTTTATAGCTTCAGCCGCATTAAATACATCGAGTTCAAAAGTTCCTTTACCCCCTAATCTTTCCTTTAAAACTCCATAGACCTTAATAATTTTCATTCCTAAATACCTTTGAGGTCATCTTATAATAATAGCCTCCCTACTTATAAATATCACGATCTAAACCCTGATGGTTCATAGTATCCCCATTGTTCAGAGACTGGATCAACAATAAACCAAGGCAAATTACTTCTTTCGCAAGCAACTTTATCTGGTTCGCTAGGGTTTGGACTCACACCTGGATGCGAATGGATAATGGCTACAATTTCACCCTGGTTCTCACATTTTAAATAATCCCGTGGATCAAGACAGAAACATAATTCAGGCTCTTCCGATAGATTTGTACAACGAAAATATACCTCTCTACCTTTTACGACATGAACAAGACCAACACTTTCTCTAGGAGCCTCTTCTTTTGCGTGAACTATTGCTTCAGCCTTTATTTCTTCATTTAGATTCATCTTATTTTACCCGCACTAGGGAACGATCCAAAAGGTAATTCATTATCTTCACCAAACCTAAGTTTGCAACTTGTTAAAGTCTTTCCACAACGATCAGTTGCAATCGAACCAGTTGGATTATTATCAGCATCCCAATAATTGCCTCCTGAGTAACTACATTCAGTACTTCGATAAGCCCATTGACAGACATTCGCAATTAACTGTCTTTTAGGAACAAATTGCCCTGCTAGGTCAAATTGAGATGCCAATTCAAAGCTAACAATATCTCTATTCTCTACTGATTTTCTGTCAATGTACCAAATCTCAACAGGCCATTGAGCATTTGGGTCGGCTGTACTTTCTCCATCTAAGTACCTCTTTAGAGTCTTTATTCTTCTAAACTCTGCTCCTGTTAAATCATTATTCGGTGTTACCTCATTAACATCAAGCAAAAGGGCCGTAATCACGCTATCTGTATTTGCGATCGATACAGTCGGTCTAGGTAAAGTTCCCGCAGATGTTTGCTCAAAGCCCTCTGCAACTATAGGTACGCTTGAATAGGTATTTCCATCCCAAACAATCCCTCCTGTAAGTGCTGCATTGCAACCATTATGAAAACGAGTAATATTTGTACTTCCATGCAAAGCGTTATCTAGTCTTAATTCAAAAAGTTCAATAATTGCACTAGGAGCAAGGACGGAAAGATCAGCATAAACACTACTAATTGCCTTCCAAGTAACAGCATTATCAGTTACCTCAACTCCTATATCTGTAGGCCAAACAGGTTCTGGACCCCCACTGTTTCCAGCAACAACACATTTAAAAAATAAGCCTGTAACTTGATCTGTTGTAGCTCTTATTACATCTCCTAATGAATAGCTAGTTGAATCAGCCCAAGCAGGAATTGCCATGTTTTACAGCTCCGCTACTTCTTGAAAAGTTGCTTGGATTGTAGCTCTATCTTTATATGTAATTGATTTAGTCCATGCCTGGCAAATAAATTTAGACGAACTAGTTTCACCTGGAGGAGTCCAATCAAAAGACTCACTTCCACCTCTTGCATCTAAAAAATCTGAGATTGTATCTGCATCTGTCTCGCTGATATTGTTCCAAGTTGGGTTATACATTTTTAAATTTTGATTCAGGCCATAAACTATCCTTTGAATGTAGCCATCACCAAACTGGACTTGCTTTACCGATGGACTGCTTGCTTTACGCAATCCGTAGCTTGGAGTAATAGATGGGAATGTTGTCATGATCTAAGCTAATAAACCGCCTGGTCTTTTTTGACGTACCAATTCAGTTTGTATTGCTGCTGCCAACATATTACCCAATTCTCTTGATTCTTCTTCAGATCCCTCAACTTCCGAACCAGAGGCATCCACATTTACAACAATAGAAGTGGAGCCTCCCCCTTTACCTAGTTTGTGGTTAGGAACAATATTACCACTAGTACCTGGAACGAATAATTCTGGGCCTCTCTCCCCAACGATGTAAGATGATCCTCCTTTTACTGGGCCTCCGTCTGCTTTAAACAGACTGCCTAAGCCAGGTATGCCTCCTAAAATTGAATCTAATCCGAAGCTGATTAACTTATTACTGATTTGTTTTAACACGTTTGAAGCCACATCTCCCAGTGTCTTTGTTCCATCAATGACTGCGTTTATACCTTCAAGCATCCCACCCTTTATAGTTGATCCTATATCCTTATAAAGTTGTAACGCTTTCTCTCCTCGGATATTTGCTTCCATAGCTGTTTCAATCTCATCAATCTTGGCTTGATTTAACTCTTTTTGTTTCTTTATTTTTTCCTCTAAAACAACTACAGCTTGTTGAGCTATAACCAAATCCTGACCCTCTAAGTTACCCTCATTAATTTTTGCCTCTTTCATCTTCAGTTCGTTATTTAATAACTCAATATTTATGTCATTCATCTCTTCGAATTTAACAATAGTCTTTGCTATAGCAGGATTTATTCCCTCAGCTCGTAAAGTAAGTATTCGTTTTTGTATGTCTAAATTATACTCTTGTAAACCTATTTGTTCCGTAAATTTAGCGTTGTAATCGCTTATAAGTTTAGCAGCATCAGCGTCTAACCCACCAGCAATTAACCCTGGAGTAAGCTTGTCCCTTTCTGCTTTGAGACTTGCTACGTTTTCTTTTCCTTGCCTAGTAAGTACAGGAGTACCAGAATTTAAGAAACCTGTCTGTTTTACATTACCTGCCCTAAAATTATCAATTAAGTGAGGTCCGCTTACAGCACTAGCAATTTCTATTTGTTTCGTCAGATCGTTGTACTGCTTAACTAAAGGATTTTCCTTACCTAAGCTACTAAGACCTAAATCTCGCATCTGTACCGTATCTGAAGTGATACTGTCTATAAATTCAGCAAAATTAATTTTCATATCCGTAATACTGGATTTAAATCCTTTCATAAAATTATCCCAACCACTATCGAATTCCCGTAATGACGAAACAGCCCCAGGACCATATCTTTCTGCCATATCTTTTTGTATCTCAAGTAAAGCGGCATTTGCACCTTTAGTCTTCTCTATTAAACTTATTTCTCTCGCTCTCTCAGAATTTAAGAACCCTAAAGCTTCTATCGCTGCATCAGCATTAAACTTTAAGGGATTTAGAGCTGCACTTAAATCTTTTACTGACTTGACTGCCGCAGCAATACCCGTAGCAATAGTTGTACCTGCTAAACCTCCTGCAAATCCTCCCATCTGACCACCAAATCCTCCTCCAAGTCCACCACCTATCGCACCACCTAATGCTGATACTGGTCCTTGTCCAAATAACAAAGGAAAAGCACCACTTATGGTTGCACTACTTAAAGCTGCGCCTTTGTTGAAACCACTAAACATACTTCCAAACATCCTTCCCATTCCTGCAAATCCTCCACCTCCTGAACTACCTGCGAAACCACCTCTCTGACCAGTGGCACTTACCCTAGTTGCAAGCATTTCAGAACTAGGAAGAGCCAGCATTTTCCCGCCTGGACCTCTTGTATTAAGAGCATTAAGGGCTTCTATATCTGCACCAAGAGCACCGAATTTATTACCCAGTTGTCTGAGCTTAATTATTTCGGCTAAAATTTTTGACCTTTCTTTCAGGACTTTATTAACGTCATTATCTACTTTTACAGTCGTTTTAGTTAGCTTATTTTCCTTTATCTGAGCATCTATTTTTCTTTGATGCACCTTCAATTCATAGTCAGCATTTAGCTTTTCTATTTTCTGCTCTTTTAGATTGTCTCCATTTAAGTTCTTTTCTATCCTTAGTAGTTGGTTTATTTGCTCCTGACTTTTCGCTCCCTGCCTATTCAACTTAAGAGCTTTATTAGCACTCGCAGCAGTCGAGTTTTTCGTATTAAGTATTTTTATCTCTTCATTTAACTGTTTCTCTTGCTCCTTTCGTATCTTTTCTTCTTCAGTTAATACCTTTCTAGATGTTCCTGCTCTTGTTTTACCTACTGCATCTACCTTTACACCTAAGTCCTTTAACTGTGCATCTAATTTAGAAGTATCTAACTCAATGTTTACTTTGTAATTAGCTGCCACGACTATTTACGCTAAATATTTCTATCTTAGCGTACCTTCTTTAACTGAGCTTGCTTTCTAGCGTTTTCGTATGCCTCTTCTTCTCTATCAGATTTAAGGGATAGGTATGCGCTCCAGCTATATAGTTCTTCCATACTCATTCGTTGTCTTAATTCAGACAAGGTGTACCCTAGCTTTTCAGCGATTACGAACTGAAGAAAAAGGTAGTTATTCTCCTTCAGATGCGCTTTTTACGGCATCTGGGTCAGCCTCCTCACCCAACTCTTGCATTTTGCCCATAATGTCTAGCAATACTGCTAATGGTATTTCTCTTCGTAAAGAAGGTAGATCAGCATCACTGAATAAGCGATCACCGTTTTCATCAAGACCTTTTTTAACTATTACTTGAAGAGCGAAATCTAAGTTTCCCTCCTCTTGGCCCTTGTTCATTGCCTTTAGTGTATTGTTTATAGCGTCTCTATCAGCAATAGTTATTGGTGTCCAATAGATCTTTAGTACAAGATCGGAACCTTTAAAAATGGAGTAACTACTCCGTTCTTCGGTACTAAAAGCTTTTTTCAGCTTGTCTATAGCACGAACTTTTGACATAATAATTTGATTTATTTATGTAGTATAAGTCTATACTACTTTATTTGTAGAATTGCGTAGATTTTGTCGCAGCTACAGTAAAGCCTGACTTAGTAAACCCTTTATCAAAATCTTTCTGCATAAAAGTAGGGTGCTTTAAATAGATATTAAACCAGTTGTACTTAGCAGAAAAAGGTACTTCTGCTGTTGAAGTGTGGGGCATCTTGCCATGTAAGTGTCCTTTATAGGTTACTGGTCTACCCGCCTCATCTCGCATCGTTGCCCCAGGTCTATTGATAACAAAGCCAGCATAAGAAATAGCATTACCTATAAATATGCTAGTACCTAAAGGTTTAGGAGAAAATGACTTGTACTTAGGTACACGTTCTTCTCTTTTAGGTATGCCACCAGTGCCTAATCCTTGACCTGTCCTGCCCTTTGTAGGTTCTACTTGAGTTGTTGATATTTTCCAATTTTCGCCAAAGCTTCCTGTCCACCACGGTCCAACATGCTGGAGCGTAAAGGCCACTTCAGAGGCAGATTCCGACACTGCTTTCTCTATAAGACCTTTTAAATCTGTTGGTAAGTTTTTTATATCTCTAGTTTTAGCCATTTGCTGTAAAATCGCACGTTACAACAGCTAAGTAGTGGCTATTGCCCTCATCATTTACAGATGTTGGGCCTGACACTTGGGATACCCTTGGAGAAGAAGAGTAAGTGTCTACATAGGTAGACGAGTTTATAGAAACTAGAGCATCTATAACATCTTGAGCGACTGTATTAGACTCAAAAGTTCCCTTATTTTTAGGTGTCATAACACCGCATGTTACAGAGCCGCTATAGTAAGAAACTGCTCCACCTTGCGGTTGTTCTGTTGATTGTGCAAAATCAACGCTTACCATTACATACTTCTTTGTTTTACCTGGAGAAGTAAAAGGAGTGTTATCAAACACAACAGACACAGTAGGATTACTACCGTTTAAAGTTGTCTTAATTGCTTCTTCTATGGAGGCTCTAACGTTTGTAAGGCTCATTAGAAAACAATATCAATGCGAAAAAGGTACTCTTGGCCCCCTTTCAAAGTTTGTATATTAGTAATCTTAGCCACTCTGGTCGATCCAGAAAAAGTTATTGTTACTTCGTCTTGTAGTAGCGGTTGTTTATCTCCTATTAAATCTGGTGTTATGTAAAGTCGTGCGGTGTTCTCTTGGAAGCCTGAAGTTTCTACAGAGTTGATAAATTCTACGGGAACCTTTATTGAGTAAGTAGTGTCTACAGAATTTAAAGATCCTTTAGCTACGTTGTATGTACCTGCGACTTTCCTTGTGTAGACAATACTTGTGTCTAAAGAAGCCCCCAGATCAGCAACAACCTGTTTAGCTACGTTCTTGAATAAGGTGTCTAATGCTCCTGCCATGATTAACCTCTAACTACCCGAACTTGATAGCTGCCACTTCCACCAA